CAGCCGCTCCGAAGTGCTGCGCAGCTTCCTCGACGAGTAAGCACCACCGCACTACAAGGTTCAAAGGGCGCTCCGGCGCCCTTTTTCTTTGCCTGACTCGCTGTACCAACCGCTTAAAAATCAAGCGTCTAAGCGCCGCCACGGCTGGACAGGCCCCCGCCCCTTCCCCTATAATCAGCCCACTTTTGGCCCCTTAGCTCAGTTGGTTAGAGCACACGACTCATAATCGTTAGGTCCCCAGTTCAAGTCTGGGAGGGGCCACCAAATAGCAAGGGTTAGCAGGTTAAGAGCCGCTAACCCTTTTTTTCTGTGCCGCCTATGTGCCGCTTTGCAACGGGATAACCGGGGAAAGATACGCACCGGTTTTGCCCTGATCACCAGCGCCAGCCGGCACCAATTCCCGTCCAGAATGGCAGCTTGTCCCCTCTGGCTCTTGGTCCCCCTTTGCCACTCTCTGATCACCGCGCCAGCCGGCCCACAAACCCGCGCCCAAAGTGCCCGCCCCCGGCTTGAGCCCTTGCCCTGCCTGACTCTCAAACCCGCGCCTTATTCGGCGCTGGCCTGCATAAAGCGCGGGTTCTTGCTGGCGCGGTTCGTCAGTCCACGGGGACGCAGACGCGCGGAGGGCAAACCCTCACGGGGTGCGCCTTTGAGGGTGCCGGGGTTGTTGTTTGCCAGCGCCAGCCAGGGGGCCGGCGTCCACCTCAGTGACCAGCCCAGCGGCCAGCCCCGCCCACGTTGAAAGCCTTGCCCCTTATGGGCTGCGCGGTGCTGGCCCTGCCGGGTTCGTCCATCCCTGCGACCGGCCCAGCGCCCACACCTTGCGGCCAAAGAACAACAACAACCAACCTCATGAAATTTTCACAAATAGCGAGAATCCGCGACTGTGCAGACCCGTAGACGGGCTACCCCTCGGGAGTACCTTTTAGATCTGCGGCGCTGCGTGTCGCTTGGGTGTGCTGGCTCCGTCATGTTCCCCGCTTCGGGTAATCTTTCCCTGTTTCGGGGAAGGGTGATCGCCGCGCAACTGGCAAAAGAAAGCCCCGCGAATATGCGGGGCTCTGGTTATACCTGAGTGGCGGCCACCTATGCCCGGGCGGCCGGCTCAGGTTGCGTTGGGTTACCAGCCCAACCGAGGAACTGTTAAGGCGCGGCCTTATCGCCAGTGCTTTTCATCAGGCCGCGGTAATCGAGCGGCGCCACGCCGGCATCAATACGCACCTTGTAGCTTACGCCGTCCACTGTCCAGCCTTGCTGTTGCTCAAGGTAGGGAGCATCCACGCCATCGAGGAAGGCAACCTCTATTGTGTCCATGCCCTGGGCTGCGGCCATGTACCAGGCTTTGGCATCGGCTTTATCCAGGCGGGGTTCAGTGATGATCTTGGCCAGATTATGCAGCGGGTTTTTAACGCCGGAGTTATTCTCCGCGCCAGGCAAAGCAGCGGAACCAATCACGCTGATGGCCGCGCTTTCCAGTGCTGCAGGCACAATCATAAAGCTCGGTGCAATGTTCAGCGTCTGGCCGTCCTGATCTTTCTGCAGGCGCATCAGTTTACGAGCGGCATCAATGCCTGCCAGGTCAACCAGCCCGTCAATCAGGTTGCTATGGTCAGCATGGAACAGGGGCTTTCCGTCAGTGAACAAGTGGTTGCTGGTCAGCACTGCATAAACCAGATCGCCAATGGTGCGACTGGCAGCCCGGCCCTGAAGCTGCGGGATACTGGTAAACAGACTCAGGTCATCGTTAATGATGGCCTGCCGGGTAATGCCGAACAGATGGCCATAGGTCGCCAGCTGGATCGGTGCGCCGGTATCGCTGATGGTTGCGTTCTTGTATTCCGCCCCCTCCCGCACTTCCGGCAGACTGGGGAAACCACTGAGGCCGACACGGTTGGCAACCCGGAAGTTGCTCAGCTCACCGCGCTTGCACCATTCCTGCCACGTTTCGCCGGACTCTTCCCAGCCCTTGAGCATGGCTTTCTCGGCAACATGGCCGAGCGCCTGCCCAAAGTCGCCGCTGGTGTGGGTGAATGCGGCGCCAACAACCTGCATTTTTGAGCCATAGGCGGCCATGCTTACGCCGTTTTCGGTCAGACTAGCCTTGGCCATCTCGAACAGGCTCATATGATCATACGGGGTGCGCTCTGCTTCATGTTTCTGGCCAACACGGGCCGCCAGGGCGTTGATAATGCCGGCCCGAACAATGTCGCCATTCCCTGCATAAACATGGCTGGTCATCATACTGTTGGTGGCCGTAGTGCCCTGCCCCATTGAGGCCATGACAGCGGCGCGGGTTTGCTTGGTGGTATAGCTCATATTGATCGCCTTCTCTTTAATTTCGGCCATAGCCTGAGTTGCCGGCAGAAAATCAAAGATGTTGTTTATCTCTGCGATTCTTGCCTGCTCGCGTTCTGCCCGTGCCTGGGCAATGCTGCCTGATGTTTGCTGACTGATCCGCGACAGATACGCCACGGCTGCCGCGCTCATACGGGGTTTTTCTGCAACGTCTTCAATAGCATCAGCAAAACCGGCCGCAACGGCTTCATCAGCGGTGAACCAGGTTTCTTTTTCCATGATCGCCGCAATGGCTTCAGGGCTCTGGCCGGTTTTCTCTGCATAGATCTGAATCATTTCAGCGCCAGCTTTATCAAGCAGCTCAGCAGCGGCTCTTTGGTCTTTGGCGTCACCGGCACTGACCAGCCAGGGGTTATGGATCATCAGCATCGAATGCTTGGCCATTACCACACGGTCAGCGGCCATCATCAGAATGGTTGCCGCACTGGCGGCCAGACCAACAACACGCGCCGTTACTTCACCCTGATGGGACTTCAGCAGCGTATACATTGCCACGGCATCAGTCACAGCGCCGCCCGGGCTGTTAATCGTCAGGGTGATTGACGCTTTACCCTGGGCGGCATTCAAGGCCCGTTTAAGGTTGGTAACGCCTGAGCCCTCAATCAGATCGAACACTTCAAATTCAACGCCGGGGCCGGCTGCCTGCAGGGCTGTGCGTTGTGCCTGAGCGCCAGCCATGGCAGCCATAACGACAGGCTGTTTTTGTTTGTTACTCACTGGGCACGCTCCTACTTCTGCGGATGGGGAAAGGTACCGATCCATTTACGGATGCAATGACGCGCAATGGCTGGCAGCTCTGGCACCGGAAAGCCCTCTCCCTGCGTTTCCTGCAGCCGGATTTGATAAAGGCGAAGCTCTCTTACTGTGTCAGCGTCAAGGTGGATGGTTAAACCCTTTTCCTGCAGCTCGCTCATGGCTTTGTTGGTTGGCATAAGGTGGCCTCATAACTGTATAAATGTACAGTTATGTTATAACGGTTATTTTTAAACGCAAGTTCTAATAAATATCATCATGTGATGGAGTTATGCGGGGTAAAGGTTGCCGTTTCGGCTAATGGTTAGCTGGTTTGGCTAATGTGGTGAACGGTCGAATTCTCGGCGGTTGCTTGGTATTCTTGACCCATGTTCTCCGTTAGTTCGGGTAACGGTGGAAACAGAAACCCCTGAGTGCGCCAACACTCCGGGGTTTTGCTTTTTATGGGGTCTCTGCTGGCCCGCTGCGCTTGCTATGCAGGGAAGGGGCCGGGCTGGCCGGCCTATTGGGGGGAATATGCGCCCGGGTCGATTGCCAGGCGGCGGGGTGAAGGGGTCAGGCTCGCGCCAGCTCCCGGATCTGTATGGCTTGGCTGTGAGTAGCCAGCACACCGGCAATGAATGCCTCGGCGTTGCGTAGCTGGGCGTTAATGGCCCCGCGCCGGGCTCCCCGTTCCTCTGCAATGGAGCTCCCCGAACGGCGGTGTAAGTACGCCTCGCGGATCAGCTGATAGCCGTCTTCGTCGTACCGCTTGAGCAGGGCCACGGCGGAATCAATGACCTCTGCTTCCGTGTCGTCCAGGTGGTGAAGGGTGCGCCAGTGCACGGCCTCCTGAAAGCCGGAAGCCACGCTGTACAGCTCGGTGCCTACCCGGTGCCCTGCCCAGTTCGCCCACAGCCTTAACGCCTCCTGTACCCTGCCCGCCTTGCTCATGCGCTCGCCCTCGTTGCCGTCTGCCTGCCGGGTATTGTAGCCGGGCGCTGTATGAATACACAGTATCCAGCAAATCCCCCGCTTTGGTGCGTTAGTCCCCCTTGGTCAGCGCCAGCGGCCACGCTGCCAATAATATAGGGTCGGCTCTCCCTGGGTGGTTAGGGTGCTAAATGTGTAACTGGTTATCCGGCTTGCGTTGATGGCTTGTCCCTTGTGTCTATCCCTTGTGTTTTTACAGGCTCAGCAGGTTTTCAAGGGTGGCGTCAAAGTGGTTATCATCCTTGTGGTCGTAGTCGATCAGGTATTGCAGCACGGCTTTAGCCTCGGCCTTGTGGCGGGGGCGGATCTGTGCCAGCAGTGACACGGTGAACCGTTCGCGGGCATACAGCTCTTGCGGGCCATCCCAGTCGGTGGCGGCGCATCGCAGCCGGTACAGGTCGCGGTGAAACGCCAGCTCATACAGACAGTCTTCCAGGGTATGCGGCACCAGCTCCGGGTGTTCCTGGAACCGGGCGGCGGCGTCATCGTCATCAATGCCCCCGAACTGGCCTTCCTTTGCCCCCTTCAGCACACGGATACAAAAGCGGTCGGCCTCGGTCATCATGTCGGGGTCGTCGGTGCCAAAGCGGGCGGCGGCCTCAGTGCGGTTGATCGTCTTTTCGCGCACACGCTTGGCCAGGCTTTCAAGGTCGGCAAAGAATATCGAGCCAAAGGCGGCAGCCATGGTGTTGCCGGTGGTGGTGGCCAGGTATTGGGCATAGCGGCGCTCAAGCTCCTTTGGCGGCGTCTTGATGCGAGTGGCGGCGTTCAGGGCCTTATCAATGAAGGCCGGGTGCCCGGTTTGTATGGTCTCCCTCAACCACAGCATGGCATCCAGCTCCTTATCCCCGGTCACGGTGCGTTGCTCCGGCAGCTCGACGGCGGCCACCTTGGTTGCTGTGCTGTCTTGCCTGGGCGGCAGGGTAAACAATGCCCGGTGCCTGGGGTTGTCGGTGAATGCGCCTGAACGCCGGGCTATGGTCTTCACGGTGCCAATGGGTAAGCCAAGCATGGCGGCCACTTCTGCGAATGAATGACGGCGCTTCAGCTCGATCACTTGCTGGCGCTGATTGTCGGTGGTGGTTCTGGGTCTGGTCATGGGGTTTGAATCCGGTGGTTTCATTTGCGCCGGGAGCGAAATGTGAACTTTCACCCTCAGTTGCTCGGCCAACTCATATTAAATACCCGCCAAACTGTTCACACTGTTCACCCTTCCTAAAAACTCTTTTATTTCATGCCGTTAAGAGGTGAACAGTTTTCCTTGATGTCTTCACCGACTATTCACCCCGGGTGATCACTTTGTTGGCGGTGAATGGTGGGTGAACAGTTGGTGAATAGTTTTCTTGAAAGTATTCACCCCTTAAATAACTGATTTATTTGAATTTTATTAAGGGGTGAACAGTGGTGAACAGTTTTCAGGTAATACTGTATTTCAGCCGTCCCCGCCAGCGGTATGAATCCAGTCAACGCAGCTATCTTCATTCAGATCCAGATTGGTTCTCATACCGTGCTTGGTTCTGGCCTTAATGAAACGCCTGCCGTATTCGCCCATTGCGTAGGGCATGTTCTTACCAAAGTTTGTCAGGTTAAGCGGCCTCTGGTGTCCCATCCCAGCCATGAACGCCAGATAGGCGTGATACAGGTATTTGCGGGGGTTAGGCGGCGTGATATTGGCATTCCCTACCAACAGGCCATCCGGCTGAGCTGAGGCCAGCAAGTAACTGCAGAAGTCCACCAGGCTATCCGCTTCCCGCTTTATCTCCAACGCCTCTGCGGAACGCTGTTGCTCATGCAGCATCTGCTTGGCCTCTGCCGGATCTGCAAAACGGTTGAGCAGGTGCCGAATAATCACCGGCAGCTCATCGGCGATTTTATCGGGCAAGGCCTCGTCTCGTTCATGCTCCGGCACCACATCAGCAAAGTTGAAAATCACACGGCGGCGGGAAATGCCCCCCGAACGCTCACTAAAGGCCATTGGGTTGTTGTTCACGGCCAGCACCACAGCCGGCAGCTGTACCGAAAATGGCGCCTTGTGCTTGGGATCAATCATCACCGCATCACCGCCAGTGATCGCCTTGAGCCCGGCACCGTCTCCCATGTATCGCGGCTGGTCTGGCAGCACGATCAGCGAATAGCCAACCAGGGCGGCCCGCTCCCGTGCGTTTTCAATCGCATCAATGGTGCCAGACGTGGTGTTGCCCTCGCCGGCCAGCATGGTGCAGATCTTGGCCAGCACGCTTTTGCCACTGCCGCCCGGTCCGGTCACCTCAAGGAACAACTGCCAGTCATAACGGTTGGCCAGCACCATAAAAAGCGCGGCCAGTATGCGATCAGCCTTCAACGTGCAACGGCCAGCCCGGGTCAGCCAACGGTTAAAGTTGGGCGCGTGCGTTGCCAGGCTTTCGCCGGGCTCCGGCTCGTGATAATCGACGTTCAGCGCGTGTAACAGGCCGTCGGCTTTGTCATGCTCCCGGAATACCCGCTCAGCCAGGTTGAACACGCCATTTCTGAAACCAATCAGGCATCTGTTGGGCGGTGACAGTACCGGAACGGACAGACGCAATGTATCCACTACAGCTGCAATTGCTCCGGCTGAATACGGTGTTTCAGTCTCCCGATAGATCTTAACCATCTCCCGGCGCAATGTTTTGTCTGCAATGGTCTCCCATATCGCCCCGTTGTAGCGGTAGAAATCATCAGAGGCGTCATTGATAGCCAGGGCGCCGTTGTATCGTTCCAGCAGCAGATCGGCCTTTTCACTTGGCCCCATCTCCCTGAGCTCGGCGGCAGTCATGGCTTGCCGGTGAATCATGCCGGCCTGCTCCATCACCTCTTTCAGAACATGCAGGGGGCCGCCATCCTGATAAATCTCTGCATCCGGTGCCTGGGCTGCCAACAAGGCCACCAGCTCGCGGATCTGCTCGGCATCCACCGGCCCGAATGTTTCCAGGTAAACAAACATCGTTGCCTTGTCGGCCAGCTTCAGCCGCTTCAGCTTGCTACGGTCAGCCAGCTCCTTGCCGGTCACTACCAGCGGTGTATGTCCAGTGGCGCCGCCATCAATCACAGTCAGCGGATCGTCATTGCCGGTGGCGGCCAGCAGCACCGGATCGCCATTCATTCGCGCCAGCTTTTCGGCGGCGGCCCATGCTCCCGGGCCGATATAAATGGTGACGCTGGTTTTATCCTGCAGCTCTTGAAACTTGGCCGGCCGCCAGCCGTGGGTGTGCTGTGTGGTGCTCATGGCCGGCCCTCCTGCTCGATACCAAACAAGCGCAAGCCCTCGCCCTCGTTCCAGGGGATCAGCTGGCCCTGCAGTTCATCCAGTGGCACGGCCACGTTAAACAGAATGACGCGGGGCTGGTAGCCGGTGCCGGCCAGTGCTGCCCGTGCTTCATCAGTGGCTTGGTCCTGTGTGGCGTAATCAGCTGCGAACGGCCCGGGCATAACATCGTGGCCAGCCGGATCGGTGGCGTGAATGAAAAACACCAGCGGCTCAGTGCTTGTACTGGTCAGGGAGCGGGTAATAACTGCGGCGTTCATGCGGCCACCTCCTGCATAACAGGCTGGCGCGATACAAACACCAGGCACGGCTTGCCGGCCAATGCCCGTGCTTCGCTCTCGGTGCTGGCCAGTACGGTGATCAGGTGAATGCGGCGCATCTCGGCAATGCGCTGTTTTGCCTGGGCGGCAATAAAGGTAAACTTGGTGTTAGCCATCGTCGTTACTCCTATAACGCTGGTGGTCAGAGGCCCGGTTAGTGCTCCTACACTGCCGGGCCTTGTTGTTTTTTGCCCTGCTTTGTAATTACAATGGTAATTACCATGTAACTTATTATGTTTAAGGGTAATTACCATGTCAACACCAATAGAGAAACGATCTCCCCAGTACCAAATGCGCCTGCCCGAAGATTTCAGAGCACAACTTGAAGAACAAGCCAAAGCAGATGGCGATCCAACGCTGGCGGCATGGATAAAACGCGTACTCCGGAAGGAATTACAGGCACGGGGCATCGAGCCCAAGGGCTGAATTTTCATTGTGAAAGCTCCGGATCAGTCGTCGGTGGCTTGTTCGGGGTAGCAGGCAACCAGTGCCGTGCGCTCCTGAAAACTCAGGGGCGGCGCATTACGGCGCTGGCGCATCTGATCAACCAGGTTGGCTATACGGCCGGCGTCTTGCCGAGTGGCAATGCGGTAACGAAAGTGAGCGCCAATCCCGTCCGGATTCCCCTCTTGCTCCCGCTGCAGGCGGATTGATAAAGCCCGTTCTACCTTGCTGGCGTAGTTGCGGCCCGACGACAGCCGGCAATGCCGCAGAATATCGCCCTCGGTCACTCCATTTGGCCGCGCCAGCATCAGCATATAAGCCCGTTCGGTTTTAGTGGCCGCCTTGGCTGGCTGGTGAGCGGTGGCGGTGCTACACTCCGCGGCGGTGCTATTGTGCTGCGCTGATTGAGGGGCTTGAACCTGTGCCGGGTTCAGCCCCTTTTTGTTTTCGTGGTGTGCGGTCATGCTGGCCCCTCCCCTTATGCGGCATGGGTGCCGCTTTGCGCGGCCAGCCAGGCGTCAAGGTCGGCTTTCATGTAGATCGCTTTCTTGCCACAGCGGTGATACTTGAGCCCATAGCGCCCGGTGCTGGCCCAGTTCGCCAGGGTCTTGTCAGCCAAGCCCAGATAGGCGGCGGCCTCTTTGCGGGTAAAGCGGGGGTTGGCGTCCAGCTCGGCGGCCAGGCGCTGGTTGTGGGTGTGCGGGTGATGGGTGGCGGTTTGCATGTAATGCCCCTTTCAACTGGTTAGTGTCAGGGCAATATCTATTTTTTCCCCTTATATAACAACGCCTTGGCTATCTGCCGCTCCCCTTTTTTATCTATCGATAACGCCCGTTATCTATCGATAACGGGGAGCATAAACTTTCATTTATGTGATCGACATCACTATTTATTGATCATTGCTGGCGCTGGTGTCGTCGTCGGTGCCGTGTAGCTTGGCGGCCAGCTCGAACAACAGGCGGCGCTTGTCCTTCTCGGGCATTCCCTCCACCAGGGCGGCCAGTTGGCTATCAAGGGCGGCGTCCGGCTTCTGCGCCAGCCCGGCGTGTTCCAGCATGGCCCGCTCTATCCGTTCGGCGGGCTCCCTCAGTTCGTCGGCACTGAATGACAAGTAACCCTCAGTCACATCGTCGCGCTTGCTCTTGTGGTTCATCAGCCGTTTGAGAATGTAAGTGCCCACGCCGACCAGTTCGGCCACGCTGCCAAAGGTGCGCCGGGCATCGTGACAGGCAAAGGCGATCGGCTTGAGTCCGTCCGGGTTGGGGCTGGGCACGGTGGCGGCCACAATGCGGTTAATGGTCTTGCGGGGATCGTGGGCGGGCTTGGTAATGTCCGGCCCTGGGAACACATAAGGGCTGGTGATGCCGCACACATTCCAGCGGCGCCGAAAGATGGTTAACAGGGTATCGGTGATCGGCAGTTCCAGCGGGTCGCCGTTTTTGGTTTCCTCAATCCAGAAGTACCGGCCCCCAAGGCTTACCCGGTCCCACGTCAGCCCGAACACTTCCGAACGGCGCAAGCCGGTAAACAGGGCCACGTCCAGCCCGTCACAGATAGCGGCGCGGGTATCCTCCCGGCTGGCTATAGCCTCGCTTCGTACCTGCTCCACGGCGGCCAGCCAGCGGCCCAAGTCGTGGTTTCGGATCCGGCTGGTCTTGCGGGGGACGTGGTTCCATTGCCGCTTGGTGGATAGCACCATGGTTGGCGGATCCGGCAACAGGGTTTTCCCTTCCTCGTCGCGGTAGTGGTCGTGTGAGAAGCGGTAAACGGCCCTCAGCGCCCGGCCCCACAAATCCGCCTGGGCCTTGCTGCCCTTGCGCATCTCCACGCGCCGGCCCTCGGCGTTCGTCCAGGTCACGCGCCCTTCACTGATTGCGGTGTGCCGTTGCTGTACCCGTTCGCGGGTGATGTTGCGCAAGGGCTGGGGCATCCACTCTTGGGAGTAGTTGCCCAGCACGGCCCGGTATTGGCTGCGGGTGGTCTCCTTGATACGGTCGCCCCGGCTGGCAATGTATTCCTCAAGGGCTTCCGCCAGGGTAACACCGGCCTGACTGTGAAGGCGGCGGGCTTGGTTGGGGTTCATCCCCTGCGCCAGCTCCGTCCGGACGGCGGCGGCCTTGTCTCTTGCCATGGTGGGGGACAAATCAGGAAAGCGCCCAAGGGTAACGGTCACGTCCTTGCCTTCCACCTTGCGCCGTAACCGGTAGAACTTATCCCCGGTGGGCATTACCTCAATGCTCAGCCCTTTGGTTTGTGGATCTGCGTACCGGGTGCGCTTCTCGGGAGTGGGCAAATTCTTGATGCTCGTCTTGGTGAACTCGAACTCTGGTTTCATGGTGTGCCGCCTGTGCCATTCAGTGCCGTTTTGTGCCGTTTCTGTGCCGCCTATGTGCCGCTTTTTTTCGCGCTGTGCCGCCTATGTGCCGCTTTTTGGGAGTCATTCGGGCGGGTTACAGGGGGCAGAAGGGAGTGATAAAGCACTGAAACATATAGCATTAGTTAGCATTAAGGGCAAACAGGGATTTATTATGGCCGTAACTCATAATCGTTAGGTCCCCAGTTCAAGTCTGGGAGGGGCCACCAAATACCAAGGGTTAGCAGGTTAACAGCCGCTAACCCTTTTTCTTGGGGATACCTCGGGGATACCTGAGGTGATGACAACAAGACCCAGCTGACCACTGTTGTCAGCAATCTTCCAAGTCCCTAAACGAACACATCAAACCCATTCCCCTGACCACTGCAGTTTGCGATATATGCTGGTATAGTCTTTAGTTCTCATACGTGGCCATGTACTTCTGACCAGATCAGTTAATCGTTAGCCTAGATAACTAGCTATTCTCAGCAAGCTTCAGAATCACATGGTTATAAGCAATTCAAGCTAGCTTGCAGTAACCAACAGTCTACAAGGCGTATATTCAGCCATCGGGAAGATGGTTGCCCGCCGTGGCAAGCGGGCCCGGTGGAACTACTTACGGTAGAGCAGATGACAACGACTCAATTCGAAAAATTTGCACAACAAGTCGATCCTTTCATCCTCGAATCTCTAGAGAATATGCGCAGGAAGCTGCTCGACCTCACCAGCAGAAACCGGTTGCTTAATTTTCCGATTGATCAAAAAGGCAGCTCACTGCGAATTGTTAATGAGCTGCCAGATCAGCTTTACCAGACCCTGCTTACCGAAAAGGGTATGCAGTTTGCTGCGGTTCCCGACCCACGATACAGAGAACTGCTCAACCACGGGTATCTCACCGTTGAAGAAGACGGCAGCGAAAAACGGCTCAAACCCGATCCCAGCGCAAGAGAGTGGGCCAGGGTACTGGGTATTGATAACAGCTACGACTTACCACTGCCCGACAAAGAACACACCAGCCCTGAGCACTGCGACAACGATATTCAGGCGTTGTTGTTTCCTCAGGAAATGGAAGCCAGGCTGCGCGACATCCGTAACAAGGCTCAAACCGCCATAGAGGAAACCGGTGCAGGGATCCTGTATCTCGCGCTGGGTTTTCTTGAGTGGTTTGAATCGCCCGACTCAGACAAGAGCAGACTCGCTCCCTTATTTACCATTCCGGTGATGCTGGAACGAGGCAAGCTGGATGCCGCTGCCGGGGTGTACCGGTACCAGATCAAATACACCGGCGAAGATATCATTCCGAATTTGTCGTTACAGGTAAAACTGGCCAACGACTTTGGTATCGAGTTGCCAGAGCTTGAGGAAGACATGCTGCCCGAGCAATATTTTTCCCGGGTAGAAGCCATCATAACCAAATCTCATCCTCGGTGGTCGGTTAAGCGGTATGCATCCCTGGCCCTGCTCAACTTTGGCAAGATGCTGATGTATCTGGACCTTGATCCGGCACGTTGGCCGTTGGATAACCGCAATATTACTCAGCATCCGGTGGTGACTCGCTTCTTTACAAGTAGAGAGTCGGGGGAAAACGGCGGTGACGGAACGGGTATTGAGCATGCGATAGATGAGCTTGATGATATCCATCAGCGTTTCCCGCTCATTGATGATGCGGATAGTTCCCAGCACAGTGCCCTGATTGATGCGGTAGATGGTCATAACCTGGTTATTGAAGGACCGCCGGGCACCGGCAAATCACAGACCATTACCAATCTGATTGCGGCCGCGATGCTGAGCGGAAAAAAAGTGCTGTTTGTTGCCGAAAAACTGGCGGCTCTGGAAGTGGTGAAGCGCCGGCTCGACAAGGCCGGATTAGGCGATTTTTGTCTGGAGCTGCATAGTCATAAGTCGCAGAAGCGCAAAGTACTGGATGAGATAAACTCCCGAATCGTTGGCCAGTCAAAGCTGCAGAGTATCCAGAAAATCAATGCCGAAGTGGCCCGTTATGAAGAGCTGAAAGAGCAGCTGAATGCCTATGCCAAAGAGATAAACGGGATCTGGGGAGCCACAGGTAAAAGCATACATGACATTTTCAGTGGTGCTTCACGCTATCGCCGCAAGCTGACCATTGACCCCACTCGGTTGCATGTTACCGGCCTGTCCGGAACAGACCTTGATGAAGTTAAACTGCTCAGGCTGCGCGATCAGATCAAGGCATTCCAAGGCATTTATGCAGAAGTGCGCCAGCAGGTTGGCGATGATGCGGCCATATACGATCACCCCTGGAGCGGCGTGACTAATACCGATATTCAGATCTTTGACAGTGAACGAATAGTCCTCTTGTTAAGCGGCTGGCAGCAGGCACTTGATCAGTTGCTTCATGCCACAGAAAAGATGAGCTCGAACTGGCGGCTTGATCCGGAAGAGCTCAAGACGTTGTCACAGCTCGCCAGCCTGAGCCAGGACTCTGCTCAGTTGCCGGAGTTGAATGGTCAGGAGCACTTCCTTGTCTTGAGTCAGTTGAATCAAGAAGCTATCGATGAAATTGACCGCTATGTGAACGACTTTATCGCCATTCAGCAGTTGTATGAGGCGCTGGGAACAGAGCTGGTCCGGGAAAAACTGACCCTGCTTGAAAACGGCGAGGTGCCACCGGAATTTTCAAATCCTGTCGTCTGCTTTGGATCATCAGATCAGTTATTGCTGTCGGATGTTGTCAGGTCCGCGCTCAACCTGACCAAAGTTTCAGAAAAACTGTCTGCTCTTGTCGCTCATCAACAAGAGTTAAAAGTGGCACTACCGGAGCCGCTTGCAGCCCTGATGACCAACAGCAAGCAGGGTCTGTCAGCCTTTGTCGAGCTGATTGAGCTGGTAGCCGAGCTTCCGGTTGAGTTGGTGAGGTTGCGGACAAGTTGTTTTGATGATGATGAACTGGATGCGGTTCTTGACGATTTGAAGCAACAGTTGCAGGAGCTGTTGCCACTGCGAGCCACACTGCAAAACACCTATCGCCTGGATGCACTGCTGTCTCATGAAGACTTGCTCCACATGCAACAGCAGTTTGCCAATGCAGGCATGTTCAAATGGTTCAGTAGTGATTGGCGTGCTGCCCGTAAATCTCTTAAAAGCATGGCAAAGAGCCCTGACATAAAGGTAACGGAACTGGCCGGGCAACTGGACACGCTGATCGACTATTCCGAACGGATAGGGCGCTTGGAAGAATGTCATTTCAGCAAGTTTCTTGGGGAGCACTACGCCAGCCTGGATACCGATATTGAATCATTGCTTACACTGAGAGCCTGGTATCGCCGGGTTCGGGAGACTTATGGCGTTGGCTTTGGGGCAAGAGTGACAGCCGGCAGCGCCTTGCTCGATCTTGATGCTCAATTAATCAAGGGGATCCAGCAACTCCATAAACAAAATATGGTGACTTCTGTTCAGGATACCATCACGGGGTTCGAACAAATTTTAAGGTTCTATCCCAAGCTGCAGCAGTCATTCAGTGAGCAGGAGCCGTTAACAGGTGCATCTGGTCAAGTCGAACAGATCATGACGTCTCTTTCATCAGCACTTGAGACGCTCCAGGCCTGGTTTGTGAAGCAGGATATTTCTTTGCTGGAGCTGGGGCAAAGAGTGTCACAACTCGAACAGTTAGCCGGATTGCAGCAGCAACTGAGCCATAAACCGGTCGTCGCCAGTCTGTTTGGTGATGTTGCGCCATTGAACTGGGGGCTGGACAAAGATAACCAGGCTGCCCTGAACACCATTCGAAGCACGCTGGCCTTTGCCAAAAAACTGGAGAAGCTTTCGGTGAGGTCGCTGGCACATGCCATTACCCAGATGCAATCAGCCGAACAATTTCAGCAGTTGCGGCGGGAGGCTCTCAAGTATCAGCAGCAATCGCAGCAGCAGGAAGCGAGCTATAACGCTTATGCCCAAGCCACTCAGCTTGATAAAAATCTCTGGCTGGCGTCCACCGACGGTACCATCTCCGGAATTACTCAACGTAATGACAGAGCCATCTCCAACCCTCGCTGGCTGAACGGCTGGGTTAACTTTGTACGCTCAGAGCAAGAGATGTCCGCTAACGGCCTGGAGAAAATCTGGCAGGAAGTCATGGCGGGCAATGTCTCTATTGATCAGGTTGATGAGGGCTTGTCACTGGCAATCTATGACCAGCTAGCCAGAGAGGTCATTGCAGCCAAGCCTCACCTGGCGAGGATCTCCGGTCTCAGCAAAAATCAGGATCAAAAAACATTCCGCCATTACGACAAGGAGCTGCAAATGCTGCAACGCAAGCGTATTGCCAGTATTGTCGCCCAAAGAAAGGTACCGGACGGCGTGTCTGGTGGCCGCAAGTCGGAATACACCGAGCTGGCACTGATAAAGCACGAACTTGGCAAGAAAACCCGGCATATCCCCATACGCCAGTTGATCAATCGTGCCGGCAGGGCCCTGCAAGAGCTCAAGCCGTGTTTCATGATGGGGCCCATGTCTGCCGCTCACTACCTGCAGCCGGGTGAAATACATTTTGATTTGGTGGTGATGGACGAGGCCTCCCAGGTTAAACCTGAAGATGCGTTGGGTGTTATTACTCGTGGTAGTCAGTTGGTGGTGGTGGGGGATCCCAAACAGTTACCGCCCACCAGCTTCTTCGACCGTTCCGACATGTCGGGTGAAGATGAGGATGTGGCAGCCGTGGTGCAGACCGACAGTATTTTGGATGCCGCCTTGCCGCTGTTTCTCATGCGCCGGTTGCGTTGGCACTATCGCTCACAGCATGAGCACCTGATTGCCTACTCCAACCGACACTTTTACGACAGTGACCTGGTGGTGTTCCCGTCACCACACGCTCAATCGGGCGAGTTTGGCATCAAGTTTACCCATGTAAAACAGGGGCGATTTGTAAATCAGCACAACATAGAAGAAGCAAGAGTCGTGGCTGAAGCCGTGGCCCGCCATGCCGTGCACAATGCTCAGGAATCACTGGGCATTGTTGCCATGAACTCAAAGCAGCGCGAACAGATAGAAAGAGCAGTGGATGAGCTCTGCAAAACGCGGCCGGAGCTGAGCAACGCCATTGATGCCCTGCGCAATCAGGAAGATGGTCTGTTTATCAAGAACCTGGAAAACGTTCAGGGGGATGAGCGGGATGTTATCTTTATTTCCTTCACCTATGGGCCTTCTGAGGTTGGTGGCCGGGTATATCAGCGCTTCGGACCCATTAACTCCGATGTGGGCTGGCGTCGCCTGAACGTACTGTTTACCCGTTCCAAAAAGCGCATGCATGTGTTCAGCTCCATGAAATCCGAAGACATTCTGGTGAGTGAAACAACCAAAAGTGGCGTGCGCGCCTTGCGTGGTTTCCTGCACTTTGCCGAAAGAGGCAATATGGACGGCATCAGTTACGCTACCGGCAAGGCACCGGACAGTGATTTCGAGATTGCGGTCATGGAGGCACTGCAGAATGCCGGTTTTCACTGTGATCCTCAGGTGGGCGTGGCAGGGTTCTTCGTTGATATCGCGGTCAGGGATCCGGGCAACCCCGGACGTTACCTGATGGGCATTGAATGTGACGGTGCGACTTACCACTCGGCAAAGTCCGCTCGGGACAGAGACCGTCTGCGTCAGGAGGTTTTGGAACGGCTGGGCTGGCGCATTCGACGCATCTGGTCCACCGACTGGTTCAGTAATCCGGACGGAGAACTGGATCCGATTATTCGTGAACTGAATCAGCTGAAAACAGCAACTGAACAGCAGCCTTTTGTTGAAGAAGCCATGGCAGATGAGGTGGATGAGCAGCCAGAACCCGTTGTTCAGAGTGCAGGTCTGCAAGAGTTCGATTCAGGAGATCTGCCCCTAACTGCGCGCCTAAAACGCTTTGCCGAGCAGGTGATTGAAGAGGCTTTCCCCGATACACCCGCCGAACGGCGGTTGCTGCGCCCTGCCATGATAGAAGCGCTGGCAGAGCATCAGCCCTACTCGCGTTCCGAGTTTGTTGAAATGATCCCCAAGTATCTCCGGGACGCCACCGAGCCCAAGGAAGCGCATCGTTTCCTCGACCGTATTCTGGAGATCTTGGAATGCAATGAAGTAAACACTGAAGTATTGCGCTAAACACTCACCAGGGGCCTGAACGGGCAGGCCTGTGGTGCTGGTCTGCATACTTTGACCTTCCCTGATTAACCGGATAACTTACCCACAGGCATGGAGCCAATCGGGTTATTTCAGTCAGCCCTCAATAAAAAACATAAAAACGCTACGCCTTGCGGGAGGCCCATGGAACACCAGTCCAACTTCGATTTCCTCAGCGAACACGATCCGCTGTTTTTGCAGCTGGCCCGGGCCGCCGAGCAGGCTTTTGCCGGCGATCCCAACACCACGCTGATCAAGCTGCGTCAGCTGGGCGAGGCGCTGGCCCAGCACATGGCCGCCCGCATCGGTCTGGAGCTGGAAGAGCGCACCACCCAAATTGATTTGCTGCACCGGCTTAGCCGGGAGCTGGGGCTGGACCCGTCCGTGAAGCAGATGTTTCATGTGCTGCGCGTTGAAGGCAACCGCGCCACCCACGAGTTTCATACCCGCCATAAAGAGGCGATGGACGCGCTCAAGCTGGCCCGGGAGCTGGCGGTCTGGTTTCATCGCGCCTTTGGTGCCGAAGGC